CTATAATGATTACCCATCTGTAGTTAGAAGGAATGCACAGAGAGGCATAGCATTGAATGAAAGAAATGGGAATAAATGTGCTACTCAGGTAGGTAAGATTAGAGCACAGCAGTTAGCTAATGGTGAGGCAGTGAGCATGGAAACCATTAAGAGAATGTACAGCTACCTATCCAGAGCTGAGGTATATTATGATCAGGGAGATTCAAATGATTGTGGATATATAAGCTACCTACTATGGGGAGGTAAGGCTGCATTGAATTGGGCTAAATCTAAAATAGATCAGAATGGCGAAGGTTAAAGCATCCACAGGAATATCATTTGTGAGAAAGCCCAGGAAAAAAAGGCCAGGGATTCATTCTAAATGCAAGGCATCCAATATGAAAGGGGCTAGAAATTACATTAAACTATATAAAGGTCAAGGAAAATGAGTAAAGAAAGAGCAAGCAAGAGCTCACCTAAGGGGGGCAAGAGAGGGTGCCTATGTAAGGATGGGAAGTATTCTGCTAAATGCTGTGATGGATCACTGCAGGCACAGGGTATTGGAGATATCACTACAGAGAATCCGGGTAACATCACTAACATAGTACAGGTTAGGCAGATTAACTAAAAATGGAACAGAGTATTAATTAATGAGTTATACATAAAAAAACATGAAAGAATCAATTTTATCACGTATCTCTGCACTTCTCGGAATGGAGAAGGTAGAGCTAGCATCCATGAAGTTAATGGATGGAGTAACTGTACTAGAGGCTGATGCATTCGAGCCAGGTATGGAAGTATTTATTGTTACTGAGGATGAGCAGCGTATTGCTTTGCCTGTTGGTGAGTATGAGCTAGAGGATGGCAGAATGTTAGTAGTAGCTACTGAGGGAGTTATTGCTGAGATTAAAGAGAAAGAAGAGGAGCAAGCTCCTGAGGTAGAGGTAGAAGTTGAGGCTCCTGAAGCTCCTGAAGCTGAGGCCCCGATGATGTCTGAAGAGGCACCTGCAGCTCAACCTAAAAAGATCATTAAATCTCAAGTTGAGGAGATGTTATTCAGTAAAATCGAAGAGTTAAAGGCAGAGAATGAAGCATTGAAAGCACAATTATCTGAGCAGCCTGTAGTAGAAGAGGCACCAGTAATTGATGAGCCTGCTGCTAAGCCTATAGCTCATAATCCAGAGAAAGAGAATCCTACAGCTAACTTCCAGTGGGGAGCTAACAGAAGAGAATCTACTATGGATCGTATCTTAAATAAATTAAACAATTAATAAAACAAAAAACAAAAAATGGCTACTTCAATTACAACCACTTATGCTGGTGAGTTTGCAGGGAAATATGTATCTGCAGCTCTATTATCTGCTCCTACCATTGAGAATGGTGGAGTAACTGTACTTCCTAATGTACATTACAAGCAAGTTATTCAAAAAGTTTCTACAGATGCAATTTTGAAAAACTCTAGCTGTGCATTCTCTGATCTATCTACAGTTACATTAACTGAGAAAGTATTAACTACTAAAGATCTACAGGTGAATTTAGAGTTATGTAAGAAAGATTTTTTCTCTACATGGCAAGCTGCTGAGATGGGATTCTCTTCATTCAAAACTTTACCTAAATCATTCGCTGATTTCGTTATTGCTCACGTATCTGATAAAGTTGCTGCTAACGTTGAGACAGCATTCTGGACAGGTGCTACTGGTACTTCTGGATCATTTGATGGTATCTCTACTTTAGTTGCATTGGATGCTGCACTTCCTGTAGCTCAGGAGGTAACTGGTACTACTGTAACTGCTTTGAACGTAGTAGTAGAATTAGGTAAGATTGTTGATGCAATTCCTGCAGCTCTTTATGGTAATCCTAACCTACGTATCTATGTATCTACTAACATTGCTAAAGCGTATGTACGTGCATTAGGTGGATTCTCTACTGTATCAGGTGCATCTGCTGCTGTTACTCCAGGTACAGGGGTTAATAACCAATCTACTCAGTGGTACAATAACGGATCTTTGAGCATTGATGGAGTTGAGATTTTCTGGGCACCAGGATTAGCTTCTAACACTGCTATCGCTACTACTACTGATAACCTATTCTTTGGTACTTCTATCTTATCTGATATGAATGAAGTTAAGGTTATTGATATGTCTGATATTGATGGATCACAAAATGTACGTGTTATCATGCGTATGGCTGGTGGTGCTCAGTATGGAGTTGTTGAGGATATCGTAACTTACGGTATTGTTAACTCTGCTAACTAATATAAAATAATCATGGGGAGTGGGTAACTGCTCCCCTTTAATAAAAAATAAAAATGGCTTGTATAATTTCAAACGGACGTACCGAGCAATGTAAAGATAGTATATCTGGAATCCAGGCTATCTACTTCATTAACTTCGGTAACTTTAACCCAGATCCTGTAGCAGGAGGTGGGGATGTAACTTATGATACTACTCTAGGATTTGAGGATCAGATCACTGGTATTGCTTTATCACCTATTGCTCCAGCATTAACTTCAGAGATCTATAAGTATGAGTTAAAGGGGCAGAATGGATTTGATACCACTGTTAACACATCACGTGATAATGGTACTACATTCTTTACTCAGACATTAACTGTACAATTAAAAAGACAGGATCCTGTATTCCACAAACAATTCAAGATCTTAGCTTATGGCCGTCCACATATTGTGGTACGTACCAATGGTAACCAATTCTTTTTAGCTGGTCTATACAGAGGATGTGATGCTACTGCTGGTAGTGTTAATTCTGGAGTTGCGTATGGTGATTTTAATGGTTATCAATTAACTTTTGAAGCCATGGAGGAAAAGCCTGCCAATTTCTTAGATTGTACTACTGAGGTTGATTTACTTACTTTGTTAGGGAATCCTACTTTAGTAACTGCTTAATAGCGTTAAGGGGTTTTCGCTATATTGGGAGGGGGGCATTAGCTCCCCTTTCTTTTTAGAAACAATTTTTAACTTATTGAGTTATATCTATATGATAGTAGTTAGCACTGATTCAGTTAATCCACAATTCTTAAAGTTCATTCCTAGAGAGAGTACTGTGGATACTATGTATATCACAGATGAGAGTACTAATATAGAGGTACCTGTGGTGATCATTAACTATACTCCAGGTGATTATGCTGATGAGATAGAGGTAACATTAAGCTGTATTGAGGGGCACTACTATAGAATGGTATTAAAGGATGTATCCGGTGATGAAGTATACAGGGATAGGATATTCTGCACTGCTCAGGTAGCTGCTAACTATTCACCTAATGCACAGGGGTATGTATCTAATACCACCACAAATGACTTTTTAATGTACTAATATGGATAATATACACGTAATTAATCTAGCAGCCTATCAACCACCTGTAATAAAGGAATCTAAAAGAGATTCATGGGTGGAATATGGGGAGGATAATCAGCACTTCCAGTGGTTACTAGATAGATACATCAACAGCACTACCAATTCTGCAGTGATCAATAACGTAGCTAGATTAATCTACGGTAAAGGATTAAGAGCTCTAGATGCAGGAAAGAAACCTAACGAGTATGCACAGATGATGAGCCTATTTGAGAAGGATGATGTGAGAATGATGGCCCTAGATTTCAAAATGATGGGGCAGTTCGCTATCCAGGTACTATACACTAAGGACCATAAAAAGATAGCTAAGGTACATCACATCCCTGTACATCTATTAAGAGCTGAGAAATGTAATGAGGAGGGTGAGGTAACAGGATACTACTACTCCGATAACTGGGGTGATATTAGAAAATTTGCACCTAAGAGAATAGCTGCATTCGGCACATCTAAGGATGAGATAGAGATACTATACGTTAAGCCCTATTCAGTGGGGATGAAATACTATTCCTATCCAGATTACCAGGGGGCCCTTCCATATGCCGTATTGGAGGAGGAGACATCTGATTATATGATTAACCTGGTTAAGAGCTCATTCAGCCCTAGCACTATCATTAACTTTAATAATGGGGTGCCATCTGAGGAGCAGCAGCAGATGATCAAGAGTGATATCATGAATAAGCTAACAGGCCCACAGGGTGATAAGTTAGTGGTATCATTCAACACATCTAAAGAAACTGCAGCTACCATTGAGAATATGCCAGTAGAGCAGGCTCCTGAGCTATATAAGTACCTATCTGAGGAATGTGTACGTAAGATATTAATAGGCCATAACGTAACATCTCCGCTGTTATTCGGGATAGCTACCACTACAGGATTCAGTGCTAATGCAGATGAGCTCAAAAATAGTGCTATTCTATTCAATAACATGGTAATTACTCCACTTCAGGAGGTGATGCTAGATGCATTCGATAAGATTCTAGCCTATAATGGCATAGCATTAAAGCTATATTTTGAAACATTAAACCCATTAGATGCACAGGGTGATCTAACTACTACGGATGAGGCTACTAAAGTTACTGATGCTATCAATGT